TCAGTCTCCAATGTCCTTTGCGATGTTCACTACCTGCCCAATGACTTGAAGGTTGTGCATCGAATCCGGTTTTATTTCTAATGGCTTATATGATGGGTTATCGCTAATCAATAACCAGGAGCCATCAAGGAGAACCTGAACTCTCTTGACCCACAGCATATCCTCTTGACGAATAACATAAATATTGCCATCTGTGGGACGAGTTCTTGACGTATTTATCAAGAGTGTATTGTTGTTACTGATAGTTGGCTCCATCGAATCTCCTTTTGCCCAGACCACTACCAGCTCACTTTCCTTAAAACCTCTATATCTCATCCACTTGCGACGAAATGCCAAATGACGACATGGCTCAGTGCCTGTATCACCAACACTTCCGTGGCCAGCGGAAACCTGCACTCTATACCCTGGTATTAGTGCGAACTCATCTAAGAAATCAGAGAAAGAATACTCATTACCACTACCACTTGAAGCTCGGGGCGTGTTGGGCACCTCTTTCTCTAACTCTCCTTTCGACTCGTTCTGTAATCGCAGAAGCTCTCGAATAGCCGCTATAGGCAGCGTAGATGCATGATACTCCGTCGCTTTCGTCCCTTTTCTTCTGCGTCTCAATAATGGTTTATCTGCCGTCGCCTTTTCCAAAAGATCGCGAGCACGTCTAGAGGTAGTTGGAACATCTGGTAAACCAGCAATGTCCTGCGCACTAACCCAAGGGTTATTCAACTTCTCACTAAGTTCTACCTCGATCGTCCTTTCCCCTTCGCCAAAAAGGGACGAATCGTCCTTTTCTCTGATTTCTGTCTCTTTCATAGCTGAAGCCTTGTTACATAAGGGTGGATGCCAAACCAATAATTAAGACGAAAGGGACGCAAAAGTATTGACAGTCGTCCCTTTTGTCCCTATCGTCTTATTACTAGGTATTATCATAAGGAGTTATTACAGTGATTAACTCGTTAGCATCGCAGAAAAACATGCCAGATGGAAGTGATTGGCATCGTGCAGACATCATCGCGGCTTTAAGAAAGCGCGGTACTTCTTTGGCAAGGGTCTCAAGGGACGCGGGTTTAAACTCCAGAACGCTCAATAATGCGTTAGATCGCCCATGGCCAAAAGGAGAAAAACTAATAGCTGAAGCCATTGGTGTAGCTCCGGCACTTATATGGCCAAGCCGCTATCTGAGCAAAGTGAATGTGGGGTGACGGGAATGGAATGGTTTAGCGCTAATGAGTTGGCTGGCATAGCAGGTATGCCATCAACACCACGAAGAACTAGAGATGCCTTAGAGCGCTTGGTGCAGGCCAAACCAGAGCTAAGCAGAAAACGCGAAGGTTCGAAAGCGGTGGAATACCATTTTAGCTGCCTTCCTTCTCATACGCGCGCCGCAGTGTTGAAACAAACCGGCGTGATGAAAATTGGCAATCAGTCGTATGCGATCAAGAAAAATGTGCAGGACTCATATTGTCGCGAAGCCCTTTGGCACCATTGGGAATCGGCCACTGAAAAACAACGCCTTGCCGCGCAGAAAAAGACCGAAGCCGTTCAAGCTGTCGTTGCTCTTATTGATACCGGCATTGACGTTGTAACCGCATTCGATGCGGTAGCGGAAACACACGATGCTTCTGTTGCATCAGTGCGGCGCTGGTACTACTCAGCCCGTAAGTTTTCTCGTGAAGATTGGATGGCAGCGTTGCTGGGCCAGTACGGTAAAAGCATCGAAACACGCCGTAAAAAAGAGGCGGATTGTGACCAGGAAGCATGGGACTTTTTCCTTGCAGATTTCCTGCGTCCAGAACGTCCGGCGTTACGTACGGCTTATGCGCGCCTGGCTGAAACGGCTGCTGCGCGCGGGTGGGAAATCCCTAGCCTATCAACCATTCGTCGCAAGTTAGAGAGAGAGGTTCCTGTTGAGCAACGGGTATTGCTACGCGAAGGCGAGCACGCTGTTATGCGTCTATTCCCTTCACAGGAGCGAACCGTTGCCGATCTCGACGCGATGGAATGGGTGAACGGCGACGGCTATCAGCACAACGTGTTTGTCCGCTGGTTTAACGGTGAAGTGATCCGCCCTAAAACATGGATTTGGCAGGATGTGAAGACGAGAAAAATTCTGGCTTGGCGTACTGACGTCAGTGAGAACAGCGACTCAATCCGGCTATCTCTATCGGACATGATTGAACGCTATGGCATACCACGCAAACTGACCATCGATAACACGATGGCGGCAGCAAACAAATGGACAACCGGCGGTGTTCCTAACCGCTATCGCTTCAAAATTAAAGAGGACGACCCTAAAGGGATCATCCCTCTGCTGGGTATTGAACTGCATTGGACCAGCGTCTTATTCGGTCGTGGCCATGGCCAGGCGAAACCGGTCGAGCGTGCATTCTCTCACGGCGGACTTGGTGAGACTGTCGATAAGCACCCGGCACTGGCTGGAGCGCATACCGGCCCTAACCCGATGGACAAGCCTGACAATTACGGTGACCGGGTTATTGAGGCCGAGGAGTTCTTGCGGGTGTTGGCCGAGGGGATCGCATTCTGGAACCGCCGTCCTAACCGTAATACCGAAATGTGCCGGGGCATCTTGTCGTTTGATCAGGCATTCGAAGAAAGCTATGAGCAAGCCACCATTCGCAAAGCAACACCAGAGCAACGCCGTTTGCTTCTGCTGCCCGCCGAAGCTGTGCGGATCAGCGAGTCCGGCACATTTGTTATGGAGGCTGGCGGCAAAGTACAGGCTCGAAAAAACCGCTACTTCAGCGAAAGATTACTGGGCGTCAAACCGAACAAGATTGTGGTGCGCTTCGATCCGCAGAACCTTCATCAGAGTGTCCTGTGCTACACGCTAGACGGGCGTTTTATTTGCGAAGCGACATGTATCGAAAGAACCGGATTTGGCGACACGCAGGCAGCGCGAGAGCATAACCGTAACCGCACTCAGTTCGTTAAACGCACCAAAGAGGCTGCTGCCGCAGCAAAAAGAATGTCAGCGCTGGAAGCGGCCGAGCTTATGCCAGAAACCGTACCACCAGCACCGCCGGAATCACGGGTGGTAGAAATGCTGCGCCCAGTTGGCAACACACTCCGGCGGCAGATTGTGGAAGAACAGATTGAAGAAGACGAGTCAGAAGAAGCCTTTAGCAATGCAGTAAGCCAGCTATATAACGCGTTTCAGAATAAACAGATTTAATGGAGAAAAATTATGACAAACGTAATTGATTTAGACCAACAACAAGAGAAGATTGCCGACGTCCGCGCAAAGGTTCGCACCATCGTTGAAAGCTCTGATGTGACTTACGCTGCCGTCGCACGCGAAGCGGGAATTTCAACCAGCGTTATCTCTCAATTCATCAAAGGCGAATATCGTGGTGATAATAACGGCGTCGCCGCGAAAATCAGTGTTTGGCTGGATAACCGTAATCGCCGCGCCAATGATATGCCTGTGGCCCCTGATTTCATCCCAACGCGCACCGTTAAGCAAATTTGGGATGCTCTCCAATATGCGCAATTAGCGCAGTGCATCACAGTGATTTATGGCAACTCAGGGGTTGGTAAAACACGCGCGCTTCAGCAGTTTGCCGCCGATCGACCCAATGTCTGGTTGATAACCGTGTCACCCTCACGTTCGAGCCTCAGTGAGTGCCTGTACGAATTGGCATTGGAGCTGGGAATTGGTGATGCTCCGCGCCGTTCTGGCCAGTTAGGTCGCGCCATCCGTCGCAAATTACGCGGCACCAATGGTGTGGTACTTGTCGATGAAGCCGATCACCTGGACTACTCCGTGCTGGAGGAGCTGCGCATCTTGCAGGAAGAAACCGGTGTCGGTTTGGCGCTGATTGGTAACCATCAGGTTTACGGCAAACTCACGGGGGGTAACAGCCGCAATATGGACTTTGCCCGCCTGTTCAGTCGTATTGCGAAAAAGGTGTCCATCCTGAAAACCAAGAAAGCCGACGTTGAAGCGATTGCCGATGCCTGGGGGTTAAACGGTAAAGCAGAACGGGATCTGATCCACGCGCTGGCCGACAAGCCTGGTGCGCTACGTACCATTTCTCATACGCTCCGCCTGGCCTCGATGTTCGCACGTGGCAGCAACGAAGCGATGAGCGAAAAACACATCCGCGCCGCCGTTAAAGACCTGGAAGGAGTATCCGCATGATTAACCCAACCAAGCTGGTGAATGCGCTGGGATGGTTGCAACGTCGCAATGTAGAAATCAAGCATGTGAATATCAGCCGTGCTCAGCCCATCGTTGAAGTCACCGCGCCAGACGCTGACCTGAAGCGTAAAGCGCATAACTACCATGCTGTATCCGCCGCCACTATTCAGGGCTGCATTATTTATTGGAGATAATCAACTATGAACGCAGACCGTAGAAAAAGGCTGTCGGAAATTTTTGTGAAAATAGAACAGATAAAAGGTGAAGTAGAAGATATTCGTGATGAAGAACAAAATGCCTTTGACTCCATGCCTGAAGGGTTGCAGCAATCAGAGAGAGGGCAATCAGCTGAAAACGCAATTTCTTGTATAGAAGAAGTTATTGATGGGCTGGAGCAAGCCTGTGACCAAATTAACGATGCGATTTTTTGAGGTGAGAAAATGAATACTGAATTAAAAAATGGCAACTATCGCAAAAACGCCCAGGGTTATCTGGTTCCCGAAGACTTGATCCGCCCTGTCGATAAACTGCGCGATGACGTCGTGATGAAAATTGTCGCGGCGGCAAAAACTCTACGCGAAGTTATGGCTGTCTTCAAAATTGAGTCAATGGGGCAAATTGAAGACTTCGTTGACCTTTCCGCTAGCGAGTATGGCGTGGAGTTTGGCGGGGCCAAGGGTAACGTGTTGCTGACCAGTTTTGATGGTCGCTATCAAGTGCGGCGTGCTATTGGCGATCATCGTGTTTTTGATGAGCGCATTCAGGCAGCCAAAAAGCTTATTGATGAATGCTTGATCGCCTGGTCGGATGGTGCCAGTGATAATCTTAGAGCACTCGTAGAGCACGCGTTTCGAGTAAACAAGCAAGGCCGTATTGATGTTAATCAGGTGCTTAGTTTGCGTCAGTTGGATATTGATGATGACAAATGGCGTGAGGCGATGGAGGCTATCGCCGACTCAATAACGGTTACGGGAACCAGCCAATACCTGCGAATTTATGAACGTCAGGAGAGCGGAAAGTACACGCAAATCAGCCTGGATATTTCGGGGGTCTGATATGAAGACGGTCAGCGCCAACGAGTTTAATCGGCAGCATAAAATCGGGTCGGTATTTCGATATCAGCCTGAACAGGAAATTTTGTTCGTACTGGTTAAAACACTGGGGCCAGCGCGAGACTTTACAAAATCAGGCACTGTCGTGGAAATAAATAAAGCGCCGTATTTCGTTAAAGTTACCGCTCTTATTCCAGTTTAAATAAGTTCATGCGGATATCAGGCGCAGGCGCGCCAGGGCGCGCTTACGCCTAAATCAAGGGGAAGGAAATGAAACGGACAGCCTGGCTTTGTGTTTTCGCAGCTTCGTTATGCTTTTGGGCCTTGGGTTTGATTTTTATCTTATGGGTTCGAGGTTAATATGAATAAACCACAATTAGTTCGATTGATTCATGTCGCTAAGGGAAAACTAAATATTCCCGATGATGCCTATCGCGCATTACTGGCTAACGCTGCCAACGGAAAAAGCAGTTGCAGTCAGATGAATATCATGGAGCTACGTGACGTCTATGCCGAACTGCAAGGTAAAGGCTTTAAGCGCAGTTTCAAGAAGGCCACGAAGCGCGTGCGCGATAATGCCAAAGGCGCACCGCGCGTGGAAGAAATCAGCAAGCTCCGCGCCATATGGGTCACTATGCATCGCCATGGCTTTGTCGAAAGCGGTGAAGAAACCGCGTTAAACAAATATGTCAAACGCATGAGCAGCCAGATTAATGGTGGTGCTGGTGTGGATGAAGTTGGCTGGCTCGACGGCTTCTTGGCATTTCGCGTCCTGGAGTGTCTGAAGCAGTGGCACATTCGTCTGATGCTGGCGACGCTGGATGCACGCAAGAAACCACGACCACAGCACCCTCTGAGCGGTGATGATGCGCGCAGCTATGACATTATTTTGGATGCCTACGAGGATTCGCTATGAAATTGGGTCGCTGTCCTATTTGCCACTCTGAATTGCACCTCGATGCAATCCTTGAAGACGATGCTGGCCGGGAGCTTCTGACCCTGCTGACGAAATTACCCGGAGGTGCCGCCAAGGCAATGGTGGCGTATATCGGGCTGTTTCGCCCGCCGAAGTCGAACTTATCGCACTCACGAGCGGTGAAGCTGGTTAACGAGGTGCTGGCGCAGCACCAGCCTGGGCGGATCCTAACCCATGCCTTGAGCGAAACGGTAGAACGCATCCGTGCCAAGCGCATCAACGGCGACAACAAACCGCTGAACAATCATAGCTATTTACGTGAAGTCTATCGCACCTCTGAGCAGATATTCGCCCAAACCAGCAACATCAACGCACGCGAACGCGATGAGAACAAGCGCGAAACTGACCAGGATAAAAACCGCGACGATTATTTGGCTAACATGTTCCGCCTTGGCCAAGATGTGTCGAGATTGCCCGGCGGGGCTGAATGGCTAGAGCGCAATGGGGGTAGCAAACCATGAGCGATAATTTGGAGCTTTTCAACGATGAGCAGGACGATAGCATTCTTGAACACCTTGAAGGCGATGAAGCCGAGAGAGCAAAGTTCCCGGCTTTACTGGCAGAATTGAATGCTCTACTGAAAACTGAGTTGGAGCGGCTGGGAGGAAATCCAAACCACTCATTAGAGCTGGTGGTAGCGATCAGCAAACAAATTGGCGGTATCCAGGTATATTTACCCCGTGGCCAAGCGCTTGAATTTTTGGTCAGAGATATGAAGATCTGGCAAGATTTTGATGGTCGAAATGTTCAAGAGCTTGCGAACCGCTACCACGTCACCTTCAAAACCGTGTATAAAGCTATCCGAAGGATGAGGCGACTTGAAAGCCTAAAACGACAACCACAGCTTTTTTGAGGTATAGATATGAACCGTTCTTTGTGTTTCTTTCTTGCTGCTTTTTTATGTTCAGCAACAGCCAGCGCAAAAAGTTTGCCAACTATTGAGAACATGAAAGCTAGCTTGGAAAAGGCCAATGTCGCCAGCAAATCTGAGTGGGAAGATAAAAAATCAGCACAAGGGTTATCTTATAGTATCGCCACAAAGAACGGTCAGTTAGTTGTACTGAATAAAGACCAAATGATTGTCATGAGAAATGTAAGTTCTGGCGCTGACAAAGTGAAACAAGTGCAGAGCGCATTTGAGAATTGCCAAGACGTTGCGAAAGCTATAATGGGCGGAACTTCTGACGAGCAATATAACTTGATAGGCGGCATCATCAACGCCTCAGCCAAGGTACCAGGGTTTACGGTTAGTAATTTGGTTAATGGATATGAGTTCAACAGCCAAGTAATACAGAACAGCAATGGAATGACTCTAAATTGCGGAATAAAAGAGACTAGAGTTTAAATACTTCAATCACAATAAAGCCGGTTAATCCGGCTTTTTTTATGCCTGCCGCACTATGGAACTCTGCTGATTATTTTATCCAGTTAGATTTCCAGAGGTGCAAATGTGAGTCAGTTCAATCCTACCCCAGCGTTTACCCATGCCGTTGCTTTTGTCCTGGGCAAAGAAGGCGGCTACGTCAATGACCCTACCGACAAGGGCGGTGAGACCAAGTACGGCATTTCCGACAAGCGCGACGGCGTCGCCGACAGCATGACCGACGTTGACGGTGACGGCAAGCCCGACACCCGCATCAAAGACTTGACCCTTGAACAGGCTAGTCAGATTTATTTCCGCGATTACTGGTATCCAGCCTACTGCCCAGACTGGCCGGACGGCATCTCACTGTTGGTCTTTGATGCCGCCGTTCAGCATGGCGTCAAGAAAGCCATTTCCCTGTTGCAGTCGGCAGCAGGTGTAACCGCTGACGGCATCGTTGGCACTAAAACCACTACGGCTGTCATCAGTGCCGACCCTGAATGGCTACTGGCCCGCTTCCTGGTCTACCGCGCCCGCTATTACGCCGACATCATCAAGTCCAATCCGTCCCAGGGTAAATACCTCAACGGGTGGTTCAACCGCTTGGACAGTGTGGCGAATACCGCCTGGGAAGTTGTCGGCGGCTCGGCGTCGGTCGCTCGGAGCTAAGCACCATGGGTAAAGGCTGGGATGAGTCGATGCGCCAGGGTCGCCGCGATCGCCTCAAAAAAGAGGTGCTCCATCGCATGGCCGGTGGCCCCAAACCAGAGCCGGTTGACTACCGGGGCTGCGATGGCACTCATGCCAGCTTTTATATGAAGGGCTGGCAATCCGTCGGCCCGCGCGATATTGCCTGGCAGTGCCAGCGCTACAAGGAACAACACCGTGATAACCATTAACACCGTGAACAATATCGTTAACTCTGCCTGGCTGGTCGGCATCTTGCTGTTGATCTCCCTGATTCTGGCCAGCGGATTACCGCAGGCCTCATTGTGGTATTGGCTGCTGGCACTGCTCGGCGGTGGCTTGGCTTACCTGGGAATTTGGCTCGAGGACAAAAGCAATGCATTTTCCCACCGGGAGATGCTTTCCGTATTGCTCAGCACCCTCGGCAACTTACTGGGGATGGTGGCTTTCTTCATCGCGCCATTCGGCGGCATCCAGTTGCTGGCCTTTGCCACCGGTCTGCTGGCTGTACGTCTGGCTTGCTATAAGGGGCTGCTGCCGTGGATCCAATAACCGTCTCTACCGTTGCCGGGGTGCTGATGAAAGCCGGTCCATCCGTGCTGCGTGCCGTCGGCGGTTTGTTCGGCAGTGCATCAGCCAAGACAGCGGACACCGTCGCCGGGATGGTGGAAGCCGTCAACAGTGCGGTCAACCCGCAGGACCGCCAGCGTGTCCTGGAACAGAAGCTGGCGTCACTCCCGCCGGAGCAGTTCGTGCAGCTCGAGTCACTCAAGACTGAGCTGGAGAAGATCCAGGCCGAACGTGAACGCAACCGGTTTGCCGATCAGCAGGCTGCCCACCACGAACAGCAGGAGACAATCCGCAACGGTGACAACGCAGTTGATGATTATGTGCGCCGCACCCGCCCGTTGATGGCGCGTCTGTCACTCTACAGCTCTATCGCCTATGTGCTGTTGCTGGCTGTCGGACAGCAGGCGGCGGCGATTGCCACCGCTGCCGGTCATGTGCTGACGATGCCCGCGCCGGATTGGGATATCGCCCTGATGTTGGCGACCCCGGCACTGGGGTATCTCGGTTTCCGCACGCTGGATGGGTTCGCCCGCTTCAGCAAGTCCAGCAAGCACAAACTGCCGGTGGTGAAGTGATGGGTGATGCGTTCGACCGCGCGAGCGAACTGGAAATGGAAGACCGTAAACGAGCGTTAAATACCCATTTAAACCGGGTTAAAGAGGCGCCCGTCGAGTACGGCTATTGCAATGACTGCGGGGATGGCATTCCCGAGCGGCGGCTGGCGTCGCTACCTGATGCAGTCTGCTGCGTGGCCTGCCAACAAATCAGAGAACAACGGGAGGCCCAGCGTGGATTGGGAGGTCGTTAAAGGCAACTGGGCCATCATTTGGGCGTTGTTCATGTCCGCCGTCAACGTGATCCAGTTACTGCTCGCCAAAACCTATGTGAAGCGTGAGGAGCTGGAGTTGTTCCGCACCCGTCTGCAATCCATGGAGAACACCATCGCCGGGCTACCGAGTCAAAAAGACTTGCACCAGTTGCAGCTTGAAATGAGCAATTTACGGGGAGATCTGCGTGAACTCGGCCCGGCCATTCGCCAGGTGAAACACGTCAGCGATCTCCTACTGGAAAACGAATTGAAGGATAAATGAGGCCATGGCCATGCGAGAAATTCTTGATAGCGATCAGCGACTGGTCATCCTGCGTTCCTTGCTGGAGTGCGGTGACAGCGCGAACGAATCCGTGTTGCAAACCTGCCTTGAGGCGTATGGGCACAGTACATCCCGTGATGTGGTACGCACGCATCTGGCCTGGCTGGCGGAGCAGCGACTTGTCAGTCTGCGCGATGTGGCCGGATGTTATGTCGCGACGATCACCGGGCGCGGCGACGATGTGGCCAACGGCCGGGCCATCGCGCCAGGTGTCAAAAAGCCACGGGCACGGGGGTAACGGATGGCAAAGCTTAAGCCCTATACCGATGCACAACGGCGGCTGATCCACCACCTTGCCGCCGTTATGGTCTGTCTGGAGATAGAGTCCGATGTGATTGCGCCAGCCTTTGAAAAGGCCACCGGCAAGGCCTATGACCGCGAGTCACCAGATAGCTTCACCAACACGTTCTTGAACAATAACCCGTCTTACAAGCGCGCCATGGATACGCTTCGACGGGCCATTGGCAAAGAGCGTAAAGCGCAGATATCAGCCTGGAGAACGAAGCATGGCCGATGACAAGCCGACCCGTGGCCGTCCGTCAAAGATTGACCTGTTGCCGGAGAACATCCGTGACGCGCTGCACCAGATGCTGCGCGACAAACGCCACACCCAGGAAGAAATCCGCGAGGCTATCAACACGCTGATTGACCAGCATGAGTTGCCGGACGACATGCAGCTCAGCCGCACCGGTCTGAATCGCTACGCCAGCCGCATGGAGGCCATCGGTTCCAAAATCCGGGCGTCGAGGGAGATGGCGGAGATCTGGGCCGCCAAGTTAGGTTCTGCGCCGACGTCTGACGTCGGCAAATTGTTGATGGAGTTTGTGAAAACCCTTGCGTTTGAAACGTCAATGGCGTTGGCCGAGACCGAGAAAACCGTTGAACCTAAGGCACTAGGTCAATTGGCATTGGTCGCGCAGCGTATCGAAGCAGCGCAGATGGTCAGCCACAAACGCGAGAAAGAGATCCGCCAGGCGTTCGCGGAAGAAGCGGCGGCCACAGCGGAGAAAATCGTGTCTCAGGCGGGACTGTCTGCGGATAAGGCCGCAGATATCAAACGCCAGATATTGGGGATTGCATGATGCTAATAGCCAGCTTAAACGCCATTGCGACCGGCATTAACGGCGGGGAGGACTTCGATGAAAACGAAGTCCTCCTTGGTTATCAGCGGCGCTGGATCGCCGACGACTCACCGCTGAAGATTGCGGAGAAATCCCGCCGAACCGGTATCACCTGGGCAGAGGCGGCAGATGCCGCATTAACGGCGTCGAAAGCCAAAGCCGCCGGTGGCACCAATCACTTTTACGTCGGCTCCAACAAGGAGATGGCGCGCGAGTTTATCGATGCGGCGGCGATGTGGGCCAAGGCCTACGACCTGGCAGCGGCTGACGTTTGCGAAGAAGTCCTGGCCGATGACGATAAGGACATTCTGACGTTTGTCATCTACTTCGCCAGCGGGTTCAAAGTGCAAGCGCTGTCCAGCAACCCCAGCAACCTGCGCGGTATGCAAGGCAACGTGACCATCGACGAAGCGGCGTTCCATGAACGCCTGGCGGAGGTGCTGAAGGCGGCGTTGGCGCTCACGATGTGGGGCGCAAAAGTGCGCCTCATCAGCACCCATAACGGCACGGACAATCTGTTCAACGAGTTGATCCAGGACAGTCGTGCCGGGAAGAAACGCTATTCCGTTCATACCATCACCCTTGATGATGCGTGCCGCGATGGCTTGTACAAGCGCATCTGCCAGGTGAAAAAGCGCGAATGGAGCCAGTCCGCCGAAGACCAATGGAAAGCCGATCTGTTGCGTGATACCGCCACGCAGGATGACGCGCTGGAGGAATACTATTGCGTGCCGAAGAACGGCAGCGGCACCTACCTGGCCCGTTCAATCCGAGAACGTGCCGCACGCGGTGACGGCCCCGTTCTGCGCTTTACCGGCTCGGCGGAGTTCAATGCTCTGCCGGAGGGGATGCGGGCGCTGGATATGCGGGAGTGGCTGGAGAACACCGTGCTGCCGGTACTTAACCAGCTCCCCGATAAACGCCACGCGCTGGGCGAAGACTTCGCGCGCTCCGGTCACCTGACGGTCTTTGCGCCGATCACTATCAACGATGACACCACGCGAACGGTGCCGTTCCTGGTCGAGCTGGCGAACGTCCCCTACAAGCAGCAGGAGCAGGCGCTGTTCTTCATCTGCGATCGTCTGCCGCATCGTGACGGCATCAAGCTTGATGGGCGCGGCAACGGCAACTACCTGGCCGAGCAGGCCGCCGAACGCTACGGTGCCGAAGTGGAAGTCGTGATGCCGTCTGTCGCCCACTACCGCGAGAACATGCCGCGCTTCAAGGCAGCGTTTGAAGACGATGAACTGGTCGTGCCGAAGCATGAGGATGTTGTTAACGACCTGGGGCAGATTGTCGTCTTGCGCGGCGTGCCGGGTATCGATGACCGGGAGAATACCGGCAGCGATGGCCACAAGCGGCACGGTGACAGCGCCTATGCGATTTTCCTGGCCTATCTGGCCAGTAAAGAGGATTGCCGCCGTTATGAGCTGCACCGACTCAATCAACCCGAACGGCCGGAGGAGCGCGACGAGCGCCGCCAAATGCGCATCACGCGCGGGCTGAAAAATCAACGAGGGCTACTGTAATGTTAAACAAGCTAACCGGAGCCATCCGTAACCTGTTTCACCCCGCCACCGGTGAAAAGGTAGCGGTAAGTCAAGACCTGCTGAAGGAAGAACAAACCCGCGCCCGCGCCACCGGCACCCGCCGCGCCAACGCAGGTATCAGCGTCGCCAGCACCATCACGCCGAAACGCCTGGCGGGGGTGCTGCGCAACGCAGCCGACGGCAATGCCCTGGATTATTTCATCCTGGCCGAAGAGATGGAGGAGCGCGATCTCCATTACTCCAGCGTGCTGCGTACCCGTAAGCTCACCGTCGCCGGTATTATCCCGACGGTCGAGGCCGCCAGCGATGATGCGCGCGACGTCGAGCTGGCCGATGCTGTCCGCGTGATGATTGAGCGCCCGCAGCTCCCTGAGCTGCTGTTTGATCTGCTTGATGGGTTAGGTAAAGGCATTGCGGTGGCGGAAATCCTTTGGGACACCTCAAGCGTGCCATGGATGCCGCGTGATTATTCCTGGGTTGACCCACGCTTCCTCAAGATGGACGCGGATACACTGCGCCAGGTGCATGTGTTGACCGAAGCGGAGCCGTTCAACGGCGAGCCGTTGGCCGCGTACAAATACATCATCCATCAGCCCCGCCTTAAATCCGGCTTGCCGCTGCGTAACGGTCTGGCGCGTCTAGTGGCGGTCATGTATATGCTGAAGTCATTCACGGTGCGCGACTGGTGGGCGTTCGGTGAGAAGTTCGGGTTGCCGATCACCATCGGCAAATATGGTAATAACGCCAGCGCAGAAGATATTCAGACCCTGATTGACGCCATCGCGTCTCTGGCTTCCGATGCCGGGTGCGCCATCCCATCCACCATGCAGGTGGACATGGTCGAGACCGCCAGCCGCCAGGGCGGCGGAGACCTGTTCAAGGGCATGGCGGAATGGTGTGACGCGCAGACCAGTAAGGCGGTTCTGGGGCAGACGATGACTACTGACAACGGCAGCAGTCAGAGCCAGGCCAACGTGCATGACCGGGTGCGCATGGATATCGCCAGGTGGGATGCTCGCCAACTGGAGAACACCCTCAATGAGTTCCTGGTACGGCCGTTCATCATGCTCAACTATGGCCCGCAGGCCAATTACCCTAAAGTCTGCCTGCGTATCAATGAGCCGGAAGACCTGAAGGCCATGGTGGAGGCGCTGGTTCCGCTGATTGACCGAGGGATGAAGATCCAGTCGTCGGCGCTGCGTGACAAGTTTGGCCTGGACGAGCCTGAAGAAGGTTCCGATATCCTGCAACCTGCCGGGAGCCAGAGTGGCTATGCCATGTTGCCCGCCCTTAACCGCGAACAGTTGGCGTTGAATCGCGAGTCTGCACCGGATGAGATTGACCTGTTGGCCAGCGAGGGGATCAACGACTGGCAGCGCGTTAGCACGGCGTTCACCAATCCGGTATTAGCGCTGGTCAATGAGGTTGGCAGCTATGAAGAGTTCCTGGCGCGATTGCCGGAGCTGCAAGCCAGCCTGGATGCCAGCGAGTTTATCGAAGGGTTGACGCAACTGTGCTTCAAGGCACGCGGCCTGGGAGATATGAACGATGGCTGATAACGACATTGTCCCCAAGGAGGCCCTGGCCTGGTTCAAGGCCAAGAAGCTCAAACCCGGCTTTGATTATCGTGATGTGTGGCTGGAGGAACACAGCGCCGCATTTACCGTGGCGAAGATGACGCAGCTCGATTTGCTCAGCGATGTGAAAGCCATGGTCACCCAGGCGCTGGCCGAGGGTCAGACCTTCCGCGACTTCCAGAAGGCACTTGAGCCGCTATTGGTCAAACGCGGATGGTGGGGAGTGCGGGAGATGGACGACCCGCTGACCGGCGAAACCCGCGCCGTGCAGCTCGGCAGCGATAGCCGCCTGCGTACCATCTACAACACCAACATGCGCACCGCCCGCAGTGCCGGGCAGTGGCAGCGTATTGAGCGAACCAAGCGCGCGATGCCGTACCTGATTTATACCCTGGGGCCGTCCAGGGAGCACCGCGTGGATCATCTCCAATGGGCCAACACTTGCCTGCCTGTCGATCACCCGTTCTGGTTGACTCACATCGGCCCGAACGGCTGGGGCTGTAAATGCGGTGTGCGCCAGGTCAGTAAGTATGAGTACGACCAGATGGTGCAAAATGGCGTGACGGAGACCGCGCCGGTATTCGACGGTAACGGCCAACCCACCGGACAGGTCAGTCGCTCCAGGGTGCCGTTGAAAACGCAGGCTCCGCCGGTCAAGAACGTCAAATGGTTGAACAAGCGCACCGGCGAGGAGGAACTGGTGCCGGAGGGTATTGACCCTGGGTGGAACTACAATCCCGGCATTAGTCGCCAGGCCGCACTGGAGCGCCAGCTCCAGGCCAAGCAGCAGGCATTTGATGCTGACCGCTAACTCCGGCGGGTAACCTCGCTGTAACGCACATAGTGACGCTAACGCGCACTATGGTACGATGGCGCATAGAAAATTTGTTAAACGTTCCTGCGCGCTTTTAAACGTGTTTTAAACCGGGTTCCCTCCCGCAGTTGGAGGGAAAGCGGTTAATCCACCTTTCCCTTCGTTCTCCCGCACTCTGTCTGCACGATTTCTTTGTGTGGATTTTCCCATGGCCGTTGAATTGCTGGCGCTCTGTTTCGAGCTGCCGGACACCATTGACAACAAGCTGCCTGACTGGCTGCCGATGTTACCTATCGGCCCCTTCACTGGGCGCGATGGCCGTTCGTGGATCAACAACGAACCCGAAGCCGTCATTTCCAAATCGCTGCAATTCAGCGACGTGCCGTTCGATATGGAGCACTCCACCGAACTTAAAGGGACGAAAGGTGACCCCGCGCCCGCCTACGGCTGGATTGACGACCTGAAAATTCAGGGCGATCAGGTCTGGGCGCATGTTGCCTGGAATGCTGAGGGCGCTGAACTCATCTTGGGGAAAAAGTATCGCTACTACAGCCCCGCCTTCGGTTACACCGCTGATGGCCTGGTTACGAAGTTATCCAGCGTCGGCCTGACCAACAAACCCAATTTATTTGTACCTGCCCTTAACTCGGAGAACACCGACATGAAACTGCCTGAACAGATTGCGGCAGTCTTGGGCCTGGGCGCAGATGCCACCGTTGAATCCGGTGTCACTGCTATCCAGGGCCTGAAGACCGCCGAACAGGTCGCATTGAACCGGGCGCAAAATCCCGATCTGGCGTCCTGGGTGCCGAAAGAGACCCATCAGTTGGCGCTCAATCGTGCGGAAACAGCGGAGACCGCGTTGAAAGAACGCGCAGAGAAAGACGCGGAAGGCCTGGTGGATGCGGCGATCGCCGCAGGCAAAATCGCCCCGGCCAACCGTGATATGTACCTGGCAACCTGCCGCACCGAGGAAGGTCGCAAGCAGTTCGGCGCGTTCACCGAAGCCGCACCGGTGATTGTGAACACCGACCCGGAGAAAAAGAAAGCGCCAGGCCAGAAGGACAAGCAGGTGCTGACCGAAACCGAGGTGGCCATGTGCCGTTCCATGGGTATCACCGAGGCGGAGTTCCTGGCCGCCAAACCTAACGCCACTGAGGAATAACCGTAATGCCAACACCTAATGCAGAGATTTTGCACGCCCTGACAACCTCCCTGAGCGCCGCGTTTACCGCCGGGCTGTCAGGCGTGGAGCCGCAATACCTGCGTATCGCTACAGAAGTGCCGAGCGGCTCCGCCTCCAACACCTACGGCTGGCTGTCTGATTTACCGGGCATCAAGGAGTGGATCAGCGACCGCCAGCTTGCCGTGCTGAGCCAGCAGGGTTACACCATCAGCAACAAGACCTGGGAAAGCTCCATCCGTGTGAAGCGCGAAAACATCGAAGATGACCAGATTGGCCAATACAGCGTGATTGCCAAAGCGTTCGGTCGCCAGGTGAGCGAGTTCCCGGACACGCTGAGCTTCCCGTTGCTGGTCGCAGGCTTCAACACGTTGTGCTTCGACGGCCAGAACTTTTTCGACACTGACCACCCGATGGCCGGTGGCACCTACAGCAACATCGTGGGTGATGGCACCGAAACGGGTGAGCCGTGGTTCCTGATTGATGAGTCTCAGGTGCTGAAACCCATCCTGTACCAAAACCGTCGCCCCTTTAAGTTCATCTCCCTGGATGACCTCAACAGCGAGCACACCTTCCTGAAGAATGAGTTTCTGTATGGGGTAGATGGTCGCTGCAACGTTGGTTTCGGTTTCTGGCAAACCGCTGTGGGGTCGCGCGCGCCGCTGAACGTGGCGAACTATGAGAAAGCCGTTGAAGTCCTTCAGGGGATGCAACGTGCCGATGGTTCCCCGTTGGGCATCCGGCCGACCACGCTGGTCGTCGGGCGCAAAAACCGCGCAGCGGCGAAACGGGTTATCGACGCCATGCTGGTCGATGGCGGTGACTCCAACATCTACTACAAGGATGTGGATATCCTCAACAGCCCGTTCATCGTGACGCCTGCTGCGCCACCGTCCGGCGGCTAAGCCACCGTCTATTAACCCACGTTTACCTATGCGTTAGCGGGTGTTTAAACGCTCGCTAACGTCACAAAGAGGATGGAACAGTGAGTGGAAAACCAGACAAAAAAAAGTCGGAGCAAGCCAACCAGGCTGATTCAAAAGCAACTCAAACGGCTAAAACGCCGGTTACTGCGTCAGCTCTTACAGGACACTATCAGCCACTTGCCCAGCCCAGTCCGCCACCGGAATCGGATCCAGCAGCATCTGGAGTAGTTGGCGGTGATAAGCCTACGTTGCCAGAGTCCAACGTGACCACGTTGCCGGATGTTGAAGTATTGCTGGTGCAGGCGGTTTCGCCAAACGGCTTTTACCGCGCCGGGCAGTTCTGGCCGCATGACGGCGTCAATGTGTTCGTCAGCGATACGCCTGATGCGGATAACGCTGAAAGCCAAGCAGAGGATGCTATCGCACCTTTCATCAGCACCGAGACCGCTGACAGGTTGAAGGCTGAGCCACACCTCCGAGTAACCGTTCTGACAACCGTGATTAAAGACCAGGGGGAATGATGCACTATGCCACCCGTGATGACTTGCTGATTGCCGACGGTTCCTATCTTTGGAACGTGGCCATCAATCGGGAAACCGATCAGCTGGATGAGGAAGCAATCAGCCAGGCACTGGATGACACCGATGAGGAAATCAACTCGTTGCTGTCTCGCCGGTACAAATTGCCTCTGGAAACGGCGGTTCCCCGCATTCTGAACCGGGTGGCTATCTCCATCGCTTTCTATTGGCTGGCTGACCGTGATAACCAGGCGACCGAGCTGGTTCGCAAACGCTATGAAGATGCGATCAAGACGTTGAAGGAAATCGCAAACGGCCAGCGTGATTTGGGGTTGCCGACCATAGAACAACCTGCCGAAGGGGATAGCGGCAAGGTCATCATCGTCGGTGAAAACCCGCGTTTGTTCACCCGCAAGAGCCTTAAAGGTGTTCTCTGATGGGTATTCAGGTTGAAGTCCTGGGCGCTGAAAAGCTGGCGGATATCCAGAAAGCCATGGAGCGTCTGGCCGACGGCGGTTTGCGCGCCGAACTGCTGGACAGTATCGGGGCAGTGGTTGAATCCCAGACCCGCCGTCGCATTACCGACGAGAAACAAGCGCCAGGTGGGCAAGCCTGGCAAGACTGGTCAGAAGGCTACGCAAAGACCCGTCACGGCAACCAAAGCCTGTTGCAAGGTGACGGCGATATGCTGGACAGCATTACGTTTATCACAGAGCGAAACCAGGTGCGTGTGGGGACACCGCTGAAATACCCAGGCATTCACCAGGATGGTTTCAGCGGTAGCGTGTCCGTCGGTGCTCATCATAGGCTGATCCGCCAGGCATTTGGTCGGGCGCTGAAGCACCCGGTATGGCAAAGCGTACGCGCCCACAGCCGCATGATGAACATCCCGCAGCGTGAATGGCTTGGCTTGTCGAACAGCAACAGCAACGAGCTGTTGCACATCATTGGTGACTTTTGGAAAGAGGTATTGCCGTGAGTGAACGTCCCAGCCTGGTCACGCTAGGCAGTACAGTTTCCGCCGCTGAGCGGATTGTTAACTGGCTGCAGCCCGTTTTGCAGGGAAGCCAACCTGACCAGGTGCGCGTAGTCGAACGCCACATTGGCCAATTCAACAGCCCGGATGAAGTGAAGCGACATCTCACCGATCGCGATGGTTCCGTGCGTGTCGCGGCCCTGCGTGTCCGAGATATCCGCCATGAGACTGGCGGGATTGTCGGGCTGGTGACCTGGGTGGCATATGTGATGGCCACCGACGCCTGGGGATATGGGCGAGACCTACGCGCGGAAGTGATGGTTGGCAAACTGGCCCGCCGCTTGGCGATGCCTCAAGCCACTAAAGGTATGGGGGCGGAGCGCAAGGCAGAAAGCATTTCCGCCGAGAACATCTATAGCGGAAGCCTGGATGACCTGGGCGTGACCATGTGGGCGGTGACATGGGGCCAAGAATTCAAACTCGATGAAGAAACGGACATTAGCGAGCTGCCTGATTTCCTCCGATTGGGGATGACAGTAATACCGCCCGGCGGCGTGCCTGTTGTTAACGGTGTGATTAACGTGCGAGAGAAGAACGATGAAAACAAAACAGATTAAACCCAAGTCAGAAGCCGTGCAGGTTCGCAAGCCTGACGGCTCCCTGTTAGCTGCTGCCGGTGAACCCTTGCCGCTGACAGCATTCTGGCTGCGCCGAATTGCTGAAGGCGATTTGGATGTTAGCGATATTCCAGTGCCAACCACCGAGCTGGTCGATGTAGCGCCAGCCGCCAAACCAACCAAAGCGGAGAAGTAACAATGTCGTTAGGCTCAATTCCCAATGATGTCCGCGTGCCACTGGTCTATATCGAAATCGATAATTCCCTGGCACTGGATAGCGCCCCGGCGCAGCAACATAAAATCCTGGTCATTGGTCATCAGTTGAAAACCGGTACCGCCTCGGCACTGACCCAAAACCGTATCACCAGTGACAGCATGGCCGATCAGCTCTATGGCCGTGGCTCAATGTTGGCGGAAATGCTCAAGGCATTACGCAAAGGCAACAGCTACACCGAAACCTGGGCGATGGGGATCGATGAGTTGGCTGAAGGTACCGCAGCCGTATCAGAGCTGAAAGTTTCCGGCACCGCCACTGCGGCTGGCACGCTGGCATTGTTGGTGTGCGGCGTGACCATTCAGGTTGGCGTAAAAGCCGGTGATACAGCGGCGACGGTGACCAGCGCGGTGATTGCGGCGTTGAATGCGAAAGCATCGCTGCCAGTCACTGCGGCGGCAAAAGGCAACGACGCTGGCACGGTAGTACTGACGGCCAAGTGGGCAGGTCAAACGACCAATGACCTGGACGTGCGCCTGAATTACTACGTCGGCGAACAGACGCCTGCCGGGCTAAGCATCACCACAACCTCCTTCACCGGTGGTTCCGGCACGCCGGAAATGGCTGAAGTGGTCGCAGCCCTGGGCGATGAGTGGTTCAACCATATCGTCTGCCCGTTTAACGATGTGGCCAGCCTGAACACGTTGCGCGATGAGTTGCTGAGCCGTTGGGGGCCGCTCAAGATGATTGAGGCCATCGCCTATACCGCCGTTCGTGGTACCCACGCACAAACCGGCACGTGGGGCAGCTCCCGCAATGACTTCCTGATCACCGCTATCGGCACCAACATTGCCCCGCAACCGTCGTACTTGTGGGCGGCGGCTTATGGTGGCGTCGCGGCGTTTAACCTGGCAGTCGACCCGGCACGACCGCTGCAAACACTGAGATTGCCTGGTCTGTTGGCTCCGGCTAAAGAAGTGCGCTGGGATATGGTCGAACGTAACCTGCATCTGTTCGATGGCGTAGCGACGCACTTTATAGATGCAGGCGGCAACGTGTGCATCGAGCGCGAAATTACGACCTATCGCGTTAACAGCTTTGGCGATGCTGATGTGTCTTATCTGGATATCACCTCACCGGCCACGCTGGGCCATATCCGCTACGTCATTAAGAACCGATTCACCAATCGATATCCGCGCCACAAACTCGCCGATGACGATGTGCTGGAGACCTTGGCCGCAGGCCAGCCGGTCATCACGCCAAAGCTGTGTCGCCAGGAGCTGCTGGATATCTTCCTGACTGAACTTGAGCCTGCCGGTCTGGTGGAAGACTTTGACGACTACAAAGACTCGCTGGCTGTTGAACGGGACACCAGTGACCAGAACCGGCTCAACTTTGTCGCTCATCCGAACATCATCAACCAGCTCCGCGTTCTGGCTGGCCTGATCCAATTCAAGCTCTAAGGGGGCAGCATGATTTTAGGCATGGCAGCCATTCGCGTGAATGGCCGTGAAATTAAAACGGAGGGATCCTCCACCCTTAACCCTGGCGGCTATGCGCGCACGATGCACAGCGGCGGCGGGAAGCATTGGGGAACCTCTCGCAAGATGGTTGCGCCGTCTATACAGCTGACCATCGCGGCAGCAGAGGACATGGACGTCATCGAGATCAGCAACTGGGAAAACGTCACAGTGATGTTCGAAGGGGACAACGGTCTGAGCTACATGATGACCGGCGCCGCCGCAGAAAACCCGGCTGAGCTGAGCGAAGACAATGGCCAGATCAGTGTCACGTTCCTCGGCACCAAATGTGTGAAGGTATAAGCCATGGCCAAAGTCAGTTTTGAGTTAACTCACGGCCTGGTCACCGGAAAAGGTACCGACGATGAAACGAAAAACCTCAACGTCGAGCTGCGTGAACTGTCCGGCCAGGACATTATCGATTCGCAGTTGGCGGCTGAACGTGTCGTGATCGGTGAGAACGGCAAAGCCGTAGCGTATGTGTCCGAAGTGCTGTATGGGCTGGAGCTGCTACGCCGCCAGGTATCTCAACTGGGCATTTTGCCTGGGCCGCTGTCGCTCAAGCATTTGGGCCAACTTCACCCGGAAGATTTGGAACTACTCAACCAGAAAGCCGAGAGCCTGGATGAGTTAATTCGGGGGATCGGCCAACGGGGGCGAGCTGATGCCGCTGGCGACGGCGTTCAGTAACCTTTTCGTCAACCTCAGCGCGCGGTTCAGCGTGTCATACCTGGAACAGTTGCCCTTGCGGCAACTGTTCCGCATCACCGAACAACTGAGGAAGCAGCATGGCCAAGCGCCTCGACACTGAAATCATCATTAATCTGGCGGGCAACCTCACGGCCAAGGCCCGCCAGTATGGTGCCAACATGACAGACTTTGCCCGACGTAACGAACGGGCCATGTCAGTGGTCAAAGCCACCACGGCGGCGGCTGGGCGCGGGCTGGACAGTTTAGGGAATCGATATACCACGGCCATCGCCGGCTTTGCCGGCGGCGCGATTTTACGTAATTACGCCACCGTCGATCGCCGGCTAACCCGCCTGGGTATTTCCGCCGACAAAACGCGCGCAGAGATGGGCGCAATCTTCAACGACGTCCAGGATGTGTCTATTGCATTCAAGGTAGACAGTAGTGAAGTGGTTGGCGCGCTGGAGGAGATCAACGCCCGCACCGGTGATATGGAGTTTGGCCTAAAAAACCTGAAGGGGCTGGCTGCAACCATTGCCGGTACCGGCAGCTCCGGGGCGTCTATCGGCGGGCTGTTTGCCGAGTTCAAAAAGTACGGGATCAACGACGGCAAGAACGGCTTCCTGGCCATGGACGTCTTGAACAAGCTGGGCAAGGAAGGTGCATTTGAGCTGAAAGACCTCGCTGAAAAGGCAACGCCAGCCCTGTCGCTCTATGCGGCCGCTGGCGGCATCGGCGTTAAAGGCATCAAAGATGTTGGCGTACTGTTGGAGTCAGCGATCGGAGCCACCGGTAACCGCGATACCGCTGCGACACTGGTCGAAAACTTTATCCGTGAGATTCAGAACCCCAAAATAGCCGCTGCTCTCAAATACAAAGGGGTGAACACAAAGGATAAATCTGGGAGCTTGCGTTCGCTTCCTGAGTTGCTGGAAGAAATTGCCAGGAAGTCAAAGAAAGGTGGCGCGCGAAAAGGTGGGCTTGGGCAAATCGGCGAACTGCAAAAGGTCGGCTTTACCCAGACCAGCCTGGACTTAATCTCCGGTGTGTCCAGTCAGTCCGGGATGGAAAACCTGCGTCGTTTTATGGGGGTGACCGCAGACGGCAGCAGCATTGAGGGCGATGCAAAATATGCTGGGCAAGACTTCACTTCCGCGATTCAGAGCCTGACAACCACCGGCGAGAAATTCGCGAACGCCAACCTGGCCAAACCAGTGCAGGAGTTGGCCGATGCGCTGAACTCCGTAGACCAGGCCACAGTCCAGAACTGGCTGGAGATCGGCAAGAACGTCACGCTCGCGGTGGGTGGTCTGCTGGCCGCTCGTAAGGCGTTCCAGATAGGTAAAGGTGCCTATGACTTCCTGAAGCCTGGAAAGAAAGGCGTTCCCAAAGGCGTTACCGATGTGTTTGGCTCCGGCGTCATGCCGGTCTACGTCGTTAACATGGGGGTTGGCGGTCTGGGCGGCGCTGCGGGAAAAAGCGCACCAGGTGCTGCTGGAGGCGGTGCTGCCACTGCTGCAGGTGCCGCCGGTGCAGGCGCGGCCACTAAAGGCTTCTGGGGACTGGCGGGCCGCGCGATCGGTGGTGCGGGCATGGTCTATGGCATGACGGAGCTGGCGGACTATGGCGCTAAAACCCTGTACGACACCAGCGGCGTTGGCGAGTGGGCCAAAGGCTCCGCACTCCGTAGTTGGGCCGATGAGTCCGTGGATAAGTCGCAGCTACCACAACCAGCGACTCTCGGTTCCGTCTGGGGGGAAATCACCGACTGGCTTGACGGCCTGCAAAAAGACAACAGCAACTCTGGCCCCATCGCCACCCCGTGGGGTGGTTTGAATCCTGGCGGCTCAGTAACGCAGCAGCAAGAGCTGAAAGGGAAAATCGATGTGTCCATTAAAGATGACCGGGTGCAAGTCACCAGAGTCCAAATCAATGCACCGGGTGTGACAATGAGCGCACAAACCGGCATCAGCAACGTGGAGCAGGACTGATGGCCATTAAATGGGAAGAGCTGCGCGACGCCTCGTTTCGTGGCGTGCCGTTTTACTTCGTCGATGTAGAGGGCAATAGCGGCCGCCGTGCTATCCCTCACGCGTACCCCAAAAAAGAAGTGGGCTGGACAGAAGACCACGGTGCCGTTCTTACTCAGCAGCAGATCAACGGCATCTTGCTGGGGAGTGATTACCAGGCACAGTTCAATCGCTTGCTTGCAGCACTGAACACACCGGGGCCGGGTGAGCTGGTACATCCCTGGTTCGGCGTGCAGCGGGTGCAAGCGGGGAAAGTCACGCACAAGCTCAGCACCGAAGAAGGCGGCATTGCCTATATCTCGTTCGAGGTATTTGAGGCTGGGGAGCAACTTTTCCCCAGTCAACAGGAAGACACCACGGCTACCACGCTCAGCGCAGCCGACAGCGTCAAAGCCGCGTTGGCCAGCGGCGATTACTTTGCCGCGCTGGATGGTGTCGGCAACATGGTTGACACGCTGCTGGATGACCTTCAGGGGTTCGTGACCAACCTGCCCACGCTGCCGGATGCGTTGAACGAATGGATGGACAGGCTCAACCGATTTAAAGACCTGGCGGGCATCATCGTGGCCACGCCTGGTGAGCTAATTCGTGATATCACTGGCCTTATCAGCGACATGAAAGACCTGGTGACCGATGCGCCCTGGGCGCTGCAAGTTTATGGCCAGCTCCGGGATAAGTGGGACGGTGACCGTGCGGCGCAGGCAGCCACCAAATCCCTGGCTGACAATATCGCCGTCAACGTGGATACCGGGTTTGCCAGTAGTGTTACCCGGTCTTCAACTATCGATATTTCCGACGCCATGCAGGCCAATATTGATGATTTCCGCCAGTTGGTGATCGTCTCCTCCCTTGTGGCCACGGCGGAGACCGTCGCCACAGCCACATTCGAAACCAGCCATGACGCCCAGCGTACCGGCGATGCACTCGCTGAGCGTCTGGGCGAACAAGCCATTGATGCCGTTGAGTCTGGCCAACGCGAGCTATGGCGTTCACTACGCGCATTGCGCTTTGCGGTGGCTAATGATGTGCGCATTCGCAGCGTGCAGTTGCCGGAGTTGCGCCGCGTGTCCCCCCGACAGACAACGCCGGTGATGTTGTTGGCCTGGCGCGAGACCGGCGATGCCGAACAGCGCGATGCCCTGGTCACTCGCAACCGGCTGCGCTACCCCGCATTTATCCTGCCCTCCCAGGTGATTGAGGTGGTTGGCAATGAGTGAGGAATTGACCCTGCATGTTGACGGCAAAATCTGGGGGGGCTGGACAGACATGACCATAAACCGCTCCCTGGAAAGCATCGCCGGTGAGTTTGATCTCACCATCACCGCACGCTGGTCTGCTGCTGCGCCGCGCACTATCAAGCCCGGTATGCCGTGCCTGGTCAACATTGGCGGTGACCGCGTGCTGACCGGTTACATTGATGATTTTATTCCGAGCTATGACGCCGAGAATGTGGCAATCCGCGTGCTGGGCCGCGACAAAACCGGCGACCTGGTAGACAGTTCTGTGGTGGATAAATCCGGGCAGTGGCGCGGCCAAAAATTGGAGGCCCTCGCCGCGATGCTCTGCAAGCCCTATGGCATCGAGGTCATCACCGAGACAGACACCGGAGACGCCTTCAGCGGTGTCACTCTGGAACAGGGTGAAACGGTATTCGAACTGCTGGACCGGCTGGCCAAACAGCGCGGTGTACTGATGACCTCGGATGCGTGGGGACGGCTGATTATCACCCGTGCATCCACACGGCGTGCAAGCGTGGCTTTGGTGCTGGGCGAAAATATCCTGGCGGCGCGTGGCCGTTTCAGTTGGCAGGGGCGCGCCAGTCAATACATCGTCAAAGGCTCCGTCGCTGCCGGTGGTAGTACCTGGGATGATCAACCGGCAAAAGTGGTCGGTGGTCGCCAGGTTATCGTCACGGACAGTGAAATCACCCGTTATCGACCCAAAATTCTGGTCAATGAAGATAACCTCACGGTTGGCGGTGCCAGCGCGCGCGGCGAATGGTACAAGGCCCGGATGCAAGGCGAAGCCAACACCACCGAAATCACTGTGGCCGGGTGGCGGGAAAATGGCGAGACCGGCCCGTTATGGCAGCCGAACCTTCTGGTTCCCGTGAAGGACGACATACAGCAGTTGGATGTGACCTGGCTGATTAAGACTGTCTCGTTTATGGAGGGAGACTCCGGGCGTGTGACTGTACTGTCGCTGGTACCACCAGAGTCGATGGACATGCCAGCAGAGAAAGCCAAGGGCAAGAAAGGCAAAGGCAAGAAAACGGCCAGCTTGGGGGTTACATGGGACTGAAAGACGGGAACGTTGGACGCTCAATTGGCGCGCTCGGCCGCCGCTTGCGTCTGATGGTAGACCGCGCCGTGGTGCGCATTGTCACAGACAGTCTGGGACGGCAGAATCTACAGGTGCAGAGCCTGGCTGATGAGACCAACGATGATGTGGAACGCTTCCAGAACTACGGCGTGTCATCCGTGCCACCGGTAGGCTCTGAGGCTATCGTTGTCGCCGTCGGCGGTCGCCGTTCCGGCCTGGTTGCCATCGCCGTCGAGGACAAGAAATCACGCCCCAGGGGGCTGGACCCCGGCGACGTTTGCGTGTATCACAGTGAGGGCCACACCATTACCCTCAAGAAGGATGGCGTCATAGAAATAAGGGGGAAAGCGGTTAATCTGGTTGCTGAAGAATCCTGTGACATTGTGAGTAAACTCATTAATTTCACCGGACCCGCCAACTTCAGTGAAGATATTCAGGTTCAGGGAAAAAGTTTCCTTGGACACATTCACAAGGATGGCGACGGTGCTGATACAACGAAACCGTTATGACCATCAAAGTAAATTGGCACCTCCCCGCCGGTGGCGATATTGAAATAGAACACAATGGCCTTTCGCTTGACGAGGGCCTTGTTTCTTTAGTGCTGATTTGCCTGTTCACCGATGCCCGCGCTGAAACCAGCGACATACTGCCCGATGGCACCGACGACCAACGCGGTTGGCCCGGTGATTCATTCAGTGATTTCCCCTGGGGGTCAAAGCTCTGGTTAATTGACCGCGAAAAGCTGACCGAAGAAATTCGCCTGCGAGCGGAAAATTACGCCTCATTATCATTGCAGCCATTATTACGCTACGGCTATGCCCGGAGTGCGCAGGTTGTTGCCACCATTCCGCGTATGAATTGGCTGGCCTTAAGTGTTGTGCTCACCCGCCCCGATAAAACCGCGCTCACCGTAGAAATAAAGAAACGCTGGGAGGCGATGGAAAATGCCATTTAATGTACCAACCACGCGCGACATTATTCGCACCGGCATCCAGGACTTGGAGGTTGAATTAAATCAACAGGTGCCTATCGTCGGCGTCGAACGTGCGTTGAATATCGCCTTTAGTGGCGCGTTGCGCGATGTATACGATTATCAGACATGGATTGTGAATCAAATTATCCCGTCCGATAAATCTGACGATGAGACCATTATCGATACCGCTCGCAATGAGGGCGTTATCCGTAAAGCTGCGCAGTATGCCACTGGCCCGGTAGTATTCACCGGCAACAACCCGTTGCCGCTGGATACCGAAATGCAGACGCAAGATGGTGTCCGTTATCACGTTATTGCGACTGAATCCCCGTCAGTCGGGAATGTCCGTGTGACCGTCCAGGCGAATGACGTCGGCATCCGTGGCAATCTCAAGAGCGGCGACGTGCTCACGCTGATTTCCCCTGTTCCGGGTGTCAACAGCGACGGTGTGGTGGCCGACGAGGGAGTGTCCGGGGGTGCCGATATCGAGACCATCAGCGAATTGCTGGTGCGCCTTCTGTATCGCAAACGCAATCCCCCCGTCGGCGGTGCCCTGCATGATTTTGTCATCTGGGCCACTGAAACGGCGGGTGTTAGCCGCGCCTGGGCATTCGATAGCTGGCACGGCATCGGTACCGTTGGCCTGGCATGGGTGTACGACCAGCGAGACGACATTACCCCAACCGAGACAGACAGAGTAGTGATGCAAGCCTATCTGTTTCGCCATCAAGACCCGGCCACCGGTACGTATGTCGGCAAACCCGGTGGCGTCGAAGTGTGGCCCATTCCGCTCACCATCAAGCCGTTGGACATGACAGTCCGTGTGGTTCCTGACACGGCAGCGACACGCCGTGCGGTGATGGCCAGCCTCGACGCGTTGTTCCGTTCACAATCGCCGGGTGAAACGATGCTGTTGTCGTCAATTCGCACGGCCATTGGTTCAGCCACCGGCGTGTCGGACTACGAATTGGACCTCATGACCAGTCAGCCCAGCGAGAACTACGAGCTGATCACCTTAGGGGTTGTCAAATGGCGCATAGTCTAGACGAATGGCACGACGTACTTCAGCAGCTTATGCCACGCGGAAAAGCCTGGCCTCGCGACCAGACGGCGGCATTAACCTCCCTTTTAAGAGGATTCAGCGGGCGTTTACACGCGGTGGAAAACCATGCTGACCTGCTGGTTAAAGAGATGCGCCCGGAGACCACGGAACTGTTGCTGGAAGAGTGGGAAGACTATCTGGGATTGCCGGACTGTAACGCCATTCCCGATGGGTTTGAGCGCCGTCGCGATGCCGTGGTGGAGAAATATCACCGCAGAGGCGGATTAGCCCCCTGGCAAATCGAGCAGGCAGTTAAAGATGCGCTGGGCTTCACCATCGAGGTGACCGAGATATTACCGCACCATGTCATGCGAAATATCATGTACCCGATTTATTCCCATAAATACCGTTTCATTATGCAAGTGACCGTCACTGATATGCCGATGATCCGGTTTAAAAGTGTCAGCAATGTCTTGACGCCATTAATCAGTTACCAGGCGCAAATCCTGGAATGCTTTCTGCGTCGATATCGCCTGGCCGGTCACGATTATGATTTTTTATACGAGGTGTAATTATGTATCACTTGGATAATGCCTCCAGTGTTCCCGACATGCCACCGGTTAACCCCGTGCTTTTTTCTGAGCGCCGTTTTTTTACCGAAGGTGGCGATGGCATTTCGCCAAGTTATCCCGGTGCTGATTGGTTTAATATTATTCAGATGGAAATGCTGAATGTATTGGCGCTGGCCAATATTACCCCGGACAAATCACAGTTCGACCAGTTTGCCAAAGCAATTCGAATTTTCTCGTCTGATTATATGATACCTCCAGGTATTCCGTTGCCATGGCCAGGAGCCATTGCGCCCGCCGGCTTTGCACTGATGTTAGGGCAGAGTTTCAACACGGCAGTTTATACCCGCCTGGCGCAGGCCTATCCTAATGGCGTTATCCCCGATATGCGTAGTCAGACAATCAAGTTTTTACCCGCGTCTGGGCGGGCGCTTCTGTCCTATGAGGCTGACAGTATTAAGTCCCATGGACACGGTATCACTATTGATGACACGAACCTGGGCACAGTAACGGCCAGCACATTCGACCACGGTAGCAAGGTGTCCAGCGATAACGGTGAGCATGACCACGACGGTGGAATGGCCGGGCCTGGTGCAGCCTGGGATGGTGATTACATTGTCGGGTCGGATAACGACAGCCATCGTACCCGAAATAAAACCAACCGTGCACCAAACCATAATCACAGCACATATATCGGGCCACATAATCACACTGTTTATATTGGCCCACACCGACATACAGCCTCCGTCAGTAGTACCGGGGGCAGTGAGAACACTGTCAAGAATATCGCATTTAATGCCATCGTGAGGTTAGCGTAATGTCATTTATATTTTCGTCATCTCCCCAAGCCCTCTGGCTTTATCAATATGATTCGGACGGGAGTTATATTGGTTCTGTTTTTATGCAAATACCGGCCAATACTGGGTTACCGGCTAACACCACGCATCTGCCGTGCCAACCACGTCAAGGTCAAACGGGTATTTTTAATGGCGACGTATGGGAGTATGTGACCGATGTTCGCGGGACACAGTATTGGAATGCGTACGGCCAGGGCTTTGTGATTTCAAGTTTGGCTGACACTGTTCCTGACTGGGCCATTTCTATTGCGCCGCCGGTGGCTGAGCCTGGCTGTGTTTTGTTGTTCACGGAAGGGAAATGGCAGCAGGTTAAAGATAAAACCGGCCAGGCATACTACGAGATCAACGGCAATAAACACATTGTACCTGATGCCTATTTTGCGTTGCCCGACAATTGCACGTTCATCGCGCCCCCCGAACCAAAACCAACGTTCGTAACGCAGTGGAACGGCAGCGAATGGGCCTATGTGAAAGACCTTCGGGGGCAACGCGCCTACAGCACCGAAACAAAAGAGCCTTCCACAGTTATGGATATCGGGCCTTTGCCAGACGGCTACACGTTGTTGGTTCCAGGTCGCTTCGACGTGTGGAATGGTAATGCCTGGGTGAAAGATGAAGTCGCCGAGCAGGCGTTCAATGCTGACCAGGCTGAGCGACAAAAGGCAGCGTTGATGGGGATGGCAACTGAACAGATTGCGGTGTTGAATTTTGCCATTGACCGTGGTGTGGCCACAGATAGCGAAATCTCAAAGCTGACACAGTGGGAAGAGTACCGCCTGGAGCTAAATCGCATAGATACCAACGCCATTAATATTACCTGGCCTGAGAAGCCGTAGGGGGACGTATGTTTCATTTAGACAACACCAGTGGCGTACCAGACATGCCAACCCCCAAAGAACCGATGAGCAATTCACCTCGATGGTTTGGTGAAAGCGTGCAGCAAGGGGGTATCAGCTGGCCAGGTGCGGACTGGTTTAATATTATCCAGGCTGAATTACTGGAAATTTTAACCCTCACCGATGCAGCCCCTGATAAAGAAAAGTTTAACCAGCTGTCTAATGTCATTAAATCATATGGCCGCTGTGCGGATATCAAGTCTCTGCGCACTATTATCCCCAAGGATGTAGGGCAGTTGATGAACGTGGTATCGTATTATACCGTTGTCAATTCAGCTCGACCGCCACAGGGTGGGGGTTATTTTGTGGCGATGAATGATACGACATCACCCGACGACTTTGGCTCTGTGATTAGGGTGAATGATGATTGGATTTGGCGACGTATTTCGACGACAGAATCCGTTACGCCGTTTATGTTTGGCGCAGTCGGTGATAATGTCAGCGATGATAGCGATGCCATCCAGAATGCGGTTAATTATGCCAGCTCCCTCGCGTCACGCGATGGTAACAGGGTGCTGAAATCAGGTATTTTCCGCTGTGCTAGTGGGCGTTATAGAATCACAAAATCTCTGGATTTCCCTACTAAAACCGTTGACTATGATTTTACAGGCTCGCTGCTTGACTTTGAAAACATGCAGCAAAGTTCAGGCGACGCCCGTGCGACGGCCATTCGCTGGTATAACCAGGGCGGGTATACCGCTGGTAACCGCTCAGTTTACAACTTATGCGCAATTGGGCCAGGCATGACGTCAAACGTCGATTTCATGACGTTTCTTGACGAGGTTAGCTATCCCTATGCGCGTAACTCCATGTCGTTCATTGGTGGAAGCGCAGAAAGTTTCTCTCGTGGTATTACCATGGGAAACAACACGTATTACCTCAAGTATTATGATTTTCACTTCAATCACAATGATGTCTGTTTCTTCTATCCGAAGGGCAAGCGAAACGCTGGCGAGCAAATTAATTTTATTACTTGCGTATTTGCACAAAGCAATAATTTCTTAGTCCTGCGTGGCGGGCATACGGTTTTCACAAACTGTTCATTTGATTACCCATACAAAGAATACATCATTACTGATGATGGTGGCGGTGGGCGTGCTGATTTCATTGATGGTTGGTTTGAGGGATATGGGCCAGATTATTACGTCATTACCGTCGCTAACGACTGTACTGTCGCGATGAACTTCTATCGAACAAAATTTACATTCAAGGCTGGCAACACTCTGGCGACACATAACCCCTTCTTTTTTGGCAACATGTCGCGTACCACGTTTGATCGCTGCATCATGGAGCGGTTCGGTGCATCAACTGACAGCCCTGATATCAGCGGCTGGATAGACGGCACCGGGCACGTATCAATGACGAATACCCAGATCACACCGGGCTGGCCGAATATGCTGACAACAGTCCGAACAGAGTCGAATGACAATTTCGTTGATGGTGGTAACTACGCACTGGGTAGTGCTTCGAAATGGACGATTGAGGCCTGGGCTATCCCCCCTGGGGGAGCAAAAACCCTGGTCAGAAAAAGCCGGTGGGGATATGGCACTGATATCGCAACGCATTTTAGTCTGACGCGTGCAGCTGGCTATGTATCCCTCGCGACGTCATCAGAGGAGAATGGTGGCAAATATGCTGCGGTGGTGGGCGTTATCCCGCTGCGCGGCGACGGTGCTGTGATTTTTAACTCAACATTCAAAACCTATGTTGGTGATGGGCATCAGCTGCGGTTTACGCTGTTTTGGGCGCAACTGGAAATGTATGGTGCTAACAACAGCATTGAGCCAGTGGTTTTACGAAATCAATCGGCTATTGATTATAAGATGCCACTACCTGGCGTCACGGACAACACGTTGAAAACGTACACCGCTCCGGTCAATCTTCAGGGTTATACAGGACAATCGCCATCAATCGAACGAAAGCCGGACTGGGCAACGCACGCCTATCTGGTCATTGATATTACCGGACTCCCGCGCGGGACAGATATTCGTATTGAAAACATCTACATGAGGCAGATTTAA